AAGGGTGGCACCTATACGCCACTTGCCAATCCACTGGCCCCACCATTGGCCTATAGGCGCCGATGGCCCCATGGGATTGATGGCCCCATGGGATGGATCCCAACCACCATACCAAACCAACCACCATTGGCCCCATTGGCCCCAATGGCCATTGGCCTACCCTCACCCGTATGGTTACCAATGGTTAACTATTTGCCATAGTTAGGTAAGTATTCAACTATGGTTAACTATTGAACCTGGCACCTGGGAGAAGGTGAAGCCGATTCAAAAAAGGTCATGGTGGTAGTTCCATACACCACACCGATACGGTAGCCTCCTATTCCCCTGGCCTGTGGTGGGATGGGGTGATCCGCCCATGGGGCCCGTCTTTTTGGTTGACGGATGGCTATAGAATTTTTATTGTAGGCTTTGGAGGGGTTCCATAAGGGGTTATGGGACCTTTCTGTGAGAGGGCTTGATTCTGGGGAGAGCAGGTCCTTTGTTGCAACTGGTAGAGGGACTTCCATTTCAGCAGATGGGGGTCCCTCTTTTTTATAGGGTGTTCCACATGAAACTCACTCCACAGCACCATGAGGCCATACAGGCGCTGATACTGTTTCGGGCAAACGAGCAGAATGCGGCTAAGAAGGTGGCTGATTTGGTGGGGGTGACGGCCCAGCGGGTGAGGATCTGGCGGAAGGACCCTGAGTTTGGTGAGGAGCTTCAGCGCCAGCTCAAGGCTTATCGGGGTCATTTTGATGACGTGCCGATTGCCCATCGCAAGGAGCGGGTGCTGGCCTTATCGTCCATATTCGACAAATTGACGGATTCGCAGACGAGTTTGAAGATCAAGGTTCTCCAGGCGATCCGTCAGGAAGTTGGGGATGACAAGCAGCAGATTGAGGTCACCCATACGGGCTCTGTCGGAGTCCAGCTCCCTCCTCGAGCAGCCTCTTACGATGAGTGGCTTTCCCAGAACCGGGACATGGACCGCTCACGGGCCGTCGAAGGCGAGCTGGTGGATCAGCGACCCGTTCCGGTGCCAGAGGTGCCAAGGGACCTGCCGCCGGGAGCGTTAGCTGCGGCTCGAGGCGAAGATACCCGCCCAGACGCCGATATGCGCGTGTTGACACCAGAGAGCGAGATTGGATAATGCTCGGCCAATTGAGCAATCCGAGAGTGGCGCAACGATTGGCCCTGATGCAAATGGCCCAGCCGGATGCGACCCAATCCCAGCAGATCAATACGTTGCCGCCTGTGGATGATACCTTCACCAAGTCTTCTACTACAGGCCGGGAACATTGGTTGCCCTCCACAGACTATCCGCAACGAACTCGTATGGATGTGGCCCTTGGCGGTGATCTGCCGCCAGAGCCGACCTTTGCTGAAATGCCTCTCACTCCAGCCGATATTTTGGGGCTGATGCGGATGAGCGCCAAGGGGGTGAGAACCCTCGCCAAGGAGCTTGAAACCGGAAGGGGTGGGTTGGCACAAATGGTTAAGCAATCACCAGACCTCCAAAAAGCCTCTCAGCAAGCGGCCAGAGTGCAATTTGGCGAAACGATCCCTTCGTTTAGAGCAATCTCTCCAACAGGGGCTTTGCGACCCGATAAAGTGGCAAGCACAACAACGGACCCAAAAGTTGCCTTACAGATTGCCCGAGATTTTCCGGTGCTGATGGCGAAGGATGACTTCATTGCGCCCAAGCCAATTCTGCGACGATACGACGTTTCTCCTGACCGAGTGCAAGCCCATGTTCCTGCGCTAATTGACGCCGCACGGGCACAGCAACCTCACACGGTTAGAACAGGAAAGATTGATACTCGTCTTGGTGATCGGATGTCCATTGATGAGGTCTTTGAGCAAACAAGGGCTGAAGACGAGCTGCTCTCAGATTTGCTCGGCCTCAACCCCCAAGAAGTTGCCTTTCAAACAGGAGCAGGCCAACCTCGGAGGGCGAGCAGGGCGCTCGATGTCGCAACAGGAAAATTTACAACCGGTGCGGACGAAGTTCAAAAAGCCAAAAAGTCATCGTCATTTTTTGAAGATGAGGGCCTTGCCGCGCAAGAATTTGATGCTTTCGCGCAAGAAATACTCAAGCTTTTGGCTCCTTAAACCTGGATAAATAGCCGCCGATGTGAGGTCCAGGCTCGAACCCCCATCGGCAACAACAGAGGATTGAACCATGGCGAAGTCGAAAGAAAAAGCAAAGCCGAAAGCCAAACGGCTTGAGACCGGTGAGGATGTAATCGAAGCGCTCACCGAGCCAGTGGCCGACCGGCCAGATGCCGTTACCGAGGCCCAGGATCTGCTGAATACGGCGCAGATCTCCATGGGCGCCGGCGCCCAGCAAGTACGATTCGTGACCGAGGTTCAATTCAACCGAATTAACAGCCTGCTTTCCCAGGCTCGAGGAAGCTGATCATGCCCGCAGGAGGTTTACCCTATCCTGAAGATCCTGCGATTGCTCCGCAGGCCGCACCCGAGCAGGGCCGGCAACCGGCTCCCACGCAGGCCGGATCTGTTCCCCCAGAAGTTGAGGCAATTCTTTCACAACTTGCCGAAAAATACGGGATCGCTCCCGAGCAACTAATGCAACTGATGATGCAAAGCCTTCAGGGCGAGCCACCATCTGACCCTGCTCTCCAAGAAATTGGACCACCAGAAGTTTCTCAGCAGGCGAATGCAAACGCAGGTGTCGAAGCCCAGATCAAGGAAGCATTGGGCCAGCTCGCACCTTCTTTGGGCGGACGCAGATAGATTATGGCTGAAGTGCGCGAAGGATGGACCCCCAACCCCTGGAAGCCACAAGTTGGCCCCCAGGAAGCGGCCATTCGCGCCCAATTTATCCCTGAATTGTTCTTTGGGGGTGCCCGTGGACCGGGGAAAACCAGCTATCTGCTTGGAGATTTCGCCAGTGACATACAGGAGTACGGATCTGCGTGGAGGGGAATTATCTTCCGTCGCACCTACCCCGAGCTGGATGAAGTGGTCGAGGAGGGCAAGAAAGTCCTTTTCGGCGGCTTTCCAGGCACTGAATACAAGGTGGGCGTCCACGAATTCCGCATTCCTCACGCCACGGGAACCGTCACCCTCCGATTGAGACATATGGAATCGGATTCAGATGCAGATCACTACCAGGGCCACCAATACACCTGGATCGGCTACGATGAGCTGCCCAACTGGCCAAATCTCACGCCGTATCACAAGCTCAAAGCCTGTTTACGCTCTACAGCGCCGATTCCCTATAAACGGATCCGTGCAACGGGCAACCCTGGTGGCGTGGGACACATTCCGGTAAAGCAATACTTCATTGATCCGTGTCCTGCTGGCTCCGAGATCATAGACGATGGCCAATCCCAGATGCCTCGCATCTTCATCAAAGGGAAGGTCACCGACAACAAGATCCTGCTCAAGGCAGATCCCCACTACGTACAGCGCCTGGAGTCGGTGGGAGACCCCGAATTGGTCCGCGCCTGGATGGATGGGGATTGGAATGTGGCGCTGGGGGCCTATTTCGAGAACTGGCGCAATGACCATATCTTTATTCCCAGCTTTGAGATCCCTGCCGATTGGCCGCTATTCGGATCGCTGGATTACGGAGAGGCAGCTCCCACGTCCTTTGGCCTATGGACCCAGGATTATGATGGGAACGCATATCGAATCTCAGAATACTACGAAGGCGGCAATGCGGCCTCCACGTCAGCGGCGAATATCGCCAAGATGATCAAGTCTTGCCCCTTCACCAACGGCAGGATGCCAGAGGCCATCTACGCAGATCCCTCGATGTGGGCCAAACGAGCCCTGCATGAGGTGGTCAGCAACTCGCCGGCAGATATTTTCTCTGAGTTTGACCTGTTTTTGACCCCGGCCAACAACGACCGCATCACCGGATGGCGGATTATTAACGATCTACTGGTGAAAGAGAAAGTCTACTGCTTTGACGGCTGGTGTCCGCAGTCCAAGGACATTATGCCCTCGTTGCCACGATCTAAATCGAACCCTGAAGACATCGAGACCAAAAACTCCAACGACCACATCGCGGACGATTGGCGCTATGGGCTGATGAAGATGTACGGCCCCACAGACGCCGGCGCCCCACAGGATCGGAACCCGATGCTGGGGAACAATCTGATTTCTGGGCTACGCACCGCACATGAGGAGCTGCAATTCGCATGAGCGAATTCACCCCGAAAGACATTGCCCAGCCAGACACTAACGGCAATGGCAAGGCCCCCAATGAAGATCGGATCATGCCAGAGGAGCATGTGAAGTTTTGGGAAAACACCTTTGCCACCGGCGAAAAGTGGATGGAGCCCAAGCACAAGCTCTGGCGCCGACTGATCCAGCAATACAAGCTCGATTTCAAGATTAAAGGGCTGAACAAGACCTCTACTCAGAAAATCAGCCAGTTTTACCCACTGACCCGCATGATCATCACCTCAGTGGCCTTTCAGAACCCGAAGGTGTTTTTCAAAGCCGAAAACAGCGATATCGAATTCGCCTCTGATATACTTGAGCGAGTCGGCAACGATGCGCTTGAGCTGATGGACGTGAAGCCCGAAGTCCAGCAGGCATTGTTCGACTCGCTCTATTGTTACCGTGGCTGGCTCAAGGCGGGCGTGAACCCCCCTGGGGACAACGACATTGTGCCACCATATGTCGCCAACGACGCCATGCAGAACGGCATGGTCTATTGGCAGCGAATGAGCCCGTTCAACGTCTATGCAGACCCGATGACCCCACCCCACAAGGTGGGCCATGGCCGATTCATCTGGGAAAAGATGCTGGTCCCCCATGAGTGGGTGATGAAGGACCCGAGATTCCGTTTCAAGGACGAGATCAAGCCGCTCAACGAGGAAGAGAGTGAGATCGTCATCCTCGAGGAGACCCAGCAGAAGCCGTTTCAGAGTTCGGAGGAAGAGGAAGCTTGGAAGTCCTCCAGAATGGACGGCAAGTATGTGATGCTGAAAGAGGTCCATGATCGGATGCACCGCCGCCGATACACCTTCGCCAATGGCGTGAAGCAGCCCATCGAGGACATCATTCATCCTTTCCTGGCCGGCAAAGTCGAGTTGGAAATCGACCCCATTTCCGGCGAAGAAAAGATGATCGACGGGACCTTCAAGCCTACCGGTGGATATCTGGTGAAGAATGGCTTCCCGTATAGCTCATTGGCGCTGGATATGAGCCATGACGAGTTGTATGGCCTTCCGATGATGGCCTATGCAGAGGATACGCAGAAGGGCATCATCGAATCGGTCTCCAGGCGGAAGAATCTCCTCAATCGAGCAACCCGCATCATTCTTGGACGCCGAGCAGAGCGCAAAGAGAACCCTGACATCGAGACCTCCGTCACCCAAGGCAAGGACATGGTGCTGGCGTGGGTGGAGGATGTGCATAACTCCTTCTCTGAGTTGCAACAGGGCAACCCTCCTCCCGATCAGTTGGGTGTGGAATCGGATCTGCGGCAGTATCAGGAACAGGTGCTAAACGTCAGCCAGGTAGCTTCCGGCGGCGGGCCGCGAGTCACCGCCACGCAAGCCTCGTTGCAGGCTTCGTTTGGACAGCTTAACCGAGAATGGATGCAGAGCCGCGTCGGAGACCTCTACCAGGAAGTGGTGGTCGATACGCTCCGCATTATGAGTGATCGGCGGTATACGCCAGAGAACTTCCTGGTCAATGTGGCCGAAACAGACAACGATCCGGTTTACCAGGCTGTCACAGGCGACCTGCTGAAGGCTCGTTTCAAGGTCCACATTGAGACTGGCTCCATGAAGCCGATGTTCGAGGAGTTGGAGCGGGAGGATGCGCTGGCGCTGTTCAACTATTTGATCCAGCTCCCAGAAATCCCTCGACCAGAAGCCATCAAGCATCTGCTGAGAGCTTTCCGAGTGCCGAACCAGGAGAAGCTGATCGGTCAGACGGCTCGCTGGGACGCAATGAGGACAGCAGAGACCGAGAACGAGCTGATGGTCATGTGGGCGGCTACAGGCCAGCCGCAGTCCGCTCCGGTGAACCCGCAAGACGATCACCAGAGCCATATGCCGATTCACGCCAACATTCAGCAGTCCTCGGCCAAGTTCCTCCAACTGCCGCCAGAGATGCAGCAGGTGGTCATGCAGATGGTGCAACAGCATCACCAGGAGCATCAGCAGATCATCCAGCAGAAGGCTCAAGGAGGAGTTTCCGGCGGAGGGAAGATTTCCTCCATGGCAGACCAAGGCGGTGGCGGTGGGGG